ATGTTCGTGGTAAGTGTACAGGGGAATATATCGAGCTTCCAGATTACTGGGCCGGATTAGTTGACATGGACACTGTCACTGTTGACCTAACACCTATCGGAAAACATCAAAAGTTATATGTAGAAAAGATTGAAGGTCTACGTGTGTACATTGGAAACGATGCTGTATTTGGCAAAGGTGTATCCTGCTTCTATACAGTATGGGGTGAACGTAAAGACGTGGGCAAACTAGATATTGAGGCAGACGAATAATATGCCAATTACAGTTAATCCTCATGGATCATATCCGGTCTTTATAAATCCACAGACCGGATATCAGATGTCGATGAACCCGCATTCGACATTTAATATTAATCCAATGTTTCCTGCATTATCACAGTTTACTTTTACTTTTACTAATGGAACACAAACAGGAAGACTTGGACCTAGTTTAGCAAACTTACTTGCTACATATAATGTTGCGGTAAACTCGTGGTTATCCAACACAGCTTTGTTTAACGCAATCAATGGCATTCAGTTATGGACAGTACCGGCAACGGGAACATATAGAATTGAAGCTGCCGGCGCCCAAGGCTCTACAGCAACAGGAATTACTGGCGGACTAGGAGCTAGAATGAGAGGCGATTTTACTCTAACTCAGGGTGAAATTATTCGAATCCTTGTGGGACAAATTGCTCCTAACACTTCAGGTAGAGAAAACTTGTCGAGTTCGGGCGGTGGCGGATCTTTTGTTGTGCGTACTCCATATAATACACTCGGATCCATTTTAGTAATTGCAGGCGGCGGTGGTGGCACCGGCAATGAAAGACCTGCCGAATCAAACGGTAATATTACTACTACAGGCGGCAACGGTAGTACAGGTACAGGTGGCGTTAGTGGAAATGGCGGAAATGCTGGAACATCTGCGGCTGGTTCTGGCGGCGGATTTCTTACCGACGGTCAGGGGTCTGGTACTGCTGGTGGGCTGTCGTATCTAAACGGCGGACTAGGCGGTGATATTAGTGCAACTTATTCTATTAACGGTGGCGGCTTTGGCGGTGGCGGCAGCGTTACATCAGGTGGCAACTCGCGCTACGGTGGTGGTGGCGGGTACAGCGGTGGCGGCAGTTCTAGCTCGCTAGCGGGCGCAACAACTGGTTTGTGGGGTGGCGGTGGCGGATCATTCAACTCCGGAGTCAACCAATTGAATACATCTGGAGCTAACTCCGGGAATGGATTTGTGACTATAACTTTAATAGGATAATACCATTATCACCCAATGTTTTAAAACTTAAAAATACTAAATACTATACTATGGCAGATTCAGATAAAAATATACTTATTACCCCCAATAGGGGTCAAGCGGCAGTTCCTAGCATTGTGTTTACGGGGCAAAATAACACCCCGTTGACATTATCTGTAGGAAATGCCGGAGATTTAGTTTATTCGGCTCCTGTTGCTGGAACATTTTTTACGTTAGGTAATACAGTATCAACTGATATTTTTAGCATTACTGATTCAGGAAGTCTTCCGGTTTTTAAAGTAACTACCACTGAGATTGTGGCTAACTTACCAATTACCGGAGCGGCTGGCGCAACAATCATGGCAGAAGTCAGCGGCTTGTGCGATGGCGCTAGAAGTGTATTTGATATAAAAACAGATCAAACATTGGTAAGTTCCACTTACATTGTTGATTCAAAAGATTTAGAAGTCGTTGTAAGCGGCCAGCAAATGATTCCTTATGTTACTCCTGCACCGGGTCCTTGGATTCCAGCGTTTGATGCTGGTTCATCGAGAACATTTAGAGTTAGAGAAAATAGGCTAATTATATACAACGCACCGGAAATCGGCAGTCAAGTTCAAATAACCGTAAAGAAAACGTCGGCAACTAGACAAAGACGCAGATATCCGTTTAGCCCAACAACGATCGCATTAGGAGATTAATCAAAATGGCAAAACACGTAATCGTAGAAGCATATACATTTACCCCAAGTACCCGAACTATTGCGGTCATTGGTAAAAATATTCGACGCGAACAATTATTACTCATCACAAACACAACTACTAACACAGTAATTTATAACTTTAGTGATCCTGATCTAAGAGCAACCAGCTATGTTAATGCTACTGATGCCGCAACAGGTCAAGAAACCACTACTGTTATTCTTAACTACAATACAACATCAATGGCGGCCACTGACAAGTTGGCTATCCACGTTGAAGAAGCATATCATGAAATGACGCCAAGTGAAGTGTTGCGTGATCCAGTTGACAAGTTACGTGTATCAACACCGCAGTCGTTGATCGACACTGACTTTGAATACGGTATGCAGCCTACCAAATGGGACACTGTTAATTTGTTAAACAATCGTCCTAGCGCATCTTTTGACCCGACACAAGGTATCAGCAACACTTCAAGAAGTGATTTGACATTCGTTGGCGCAAACACTAGTGCTTACCAAATTACCAACGTTACCTCCAGTTCTAGAGTAGTTACCGTTGCTATCAATAACACCACTGGTATCACAGTTGGATTACCTGTCTACATTTCAGGTACAGCAGACAACGCCAACGTTGATGGTTGGTGGATTGTTGAAACAATTAGCGCCAACACTAACTTTACATTCACAGTACCTGTTTTACCAAGTACAACAGCATTGTTTGATGCTTTTAAAACTTATGTGTATGTTGGCGCATTCTTTACGGGCGCTGGAATTCCTACATCTAGCATTGTAATGAACGGTTCAATAGGCACTGTTACCACAGCCGCCGATCACGGACTACGTGTAGGCGACAGTTTTTATATTGTAGGTACAACAGGAACAAGTGGATACGCAACAGGCGCAGGAACAATTAACTCAAGTTGGATTGTATCAACAACCCCTACTAACAGTACATTTACTTTTGCTGCCGTAGGTGGCGCAGCTACAGCAACATTATCTGCTGGCGCAAACGCAACACTGTTTCCACGTGCTTTAGGTTATGTACAACACAGACCATTTGACGGTGGCGTACAATTTAGTAACGAAACTCCTTTCCACGGATATCAAGTTATTCGTCAGACAAGACGTCAATTCCGTTATCAATCTGGTAAAGGCAGTCAGTTCTCAACTGGTAGTATAATGAAACCAGCAATTGTCTGTGAGAATATCGCATCAAGCGGCACTACTGTTACAATAACAACAAAATATGCTCACGGTCTAGGAGTAGGTGCGCTTGTTCGCGTAACAGGATGTAATGAAACAGCCTACAACGGTACATTTACCGTGGTTACAGTGCCTACCGCAACGACATTTACCTATACCGCATTGACTACTCCTAGCGCAACACCTGCAACAGGTATATGGAACGTGAATCCGTGGACATGGTTCGGCAGCAGTAACCGTATCGGTATGTTTGATAGTCAAAACGGATTCTTCTTTGAATTTGACGGACAAACATTATATGCGGTAAGACGTAGCAGTACATTCCAAACAGCAGGCGTGGCCACAGTTACCAACGGTAGCCAATCAGTTACTGGTGTAAGCACTAAATTTAGTGAACAATTAAAACCAGGTGACAGCATTGTTATTCGTGGTATGACTTATTTTGTTCAAAATATCACATCCAACACACAAATGTTCATTTATCCAGAGTATAGGGGTGTGTCTAACAGTTTAATTACTATTAGTAAAACAATTGATACACGTTTCCCTCAAAGTTCTTGGAACATTGATCGTTGCGACGGAACCGGCTCAAGTTTATTCAATTTAGATTTAACTAAAATGCAGATGTTCTACATCGACTATACATGGTACGGTGCTGGAGCAATCCGCTTTGGATTTAAAAATAGTCGAGGTGAAGTATTTTATTGCCATAGAATTACCAACAGTAACGTTAACGCAGAAGCGTACATGCGTTCAGGTAACCTAGTTGCTCGTTACGAAACTAATACCCTACCTTATAGAACATTCTTAACAAGTACATTGTCTAGTGCTACCAGCACAGGCGGCACAATTTCAGTAGCAGACACTACAGGCTGGCCAACCAGTGGCACAGTGGTTCTCAAACAGTCAGCGGCAACAGCAGCAGCAATCGAGTATATTACTTATTCTGCTAAGACGCTGACAACATTGACCATTGCGGCTCGCGCACAAACTGGTGGTACTAGTGCTACAACATTCACTGTTACTGGCGCAACTGCTGGAAACCTAGGCGGAACTGCTCCTATTGGAATAGAACTATATAGCCCGCAGGCTGCTAGTACAATCAGTCATTGGGGTAGTGCTGTTATCATGGACGGACGTTACGACGATGATAAATCGCTAATTTTCCAAGCTGGTATGAATACTGCGATCTCAAACATTGGCGCAGGTGTAAGAGTTGCGCTTATCAGTATGCGTATTGCTCCCACAGTTGACAGCGGTTTAACTGGCTTATTGGGCGCTAGAGAAATTATCAACCGTATGCAGTTAACTATGCGAAGTATGGGTGCTTTTGTTACCGGTACAACTATGGCTTTCCGTATTGAAGTAGTTTTAAACGGCCGTGTTAGCGCAGGAACATTTGCTGCTGTGGGCGGATCGAGTCTGGCGCAAGTGGCATACCATACCGGTGGTACAACAATTGCCGGAGGCGAAACAATCTTTAGTTTCTTTGTATCGTCTGGCGGATCTGTAACAAGTCAAGATTTATCATCAGTTCGAGATATTGGTAACAGTATTTTGGGCGGCGGAAATACATTAGCTTGCCCAAATAGCGCCGCTAACTTGTATCCAGATGGTCCTGATATCATTACAATTGTAGCAACTAACGTTACCGCAGTTACAACAAACAGTATTAACGCACGTATTTCGTGGACAGAAGCTCAGGCTTAATCGGGAGAATTATTAATGGCCTCAAGGGATTTCTTGAAGCATGTAGTTTCTACAAGCGAACCGGTTGGCAGTACACTAGGAGACGAGTATTACAACCCGTCTTCTAACAAGCTATTTAAACGACTGGCTGTTAACGGAACTAGTGTACAATGGGTTGAAAGCCAGCAAGGTATTGCCGTTCAGTCTTCAGGTATAACTCGTGCCACGGGCGCTCGCACAATTAATTTTCCAGGTTCCACTATATCATATGATAGCATAACTGACACAGTTACTATTCAAAGTAGTGGTATTCCCGGAGGATCAGATACTCAAGTGCAGTTTAATAATGCCGGCTCCTTTGGCGGATCTAGCAATTTAACCTGGAACGGAACTGTACTAAATGTTACTGGGCGTATAGAAACAAATGGCAGTAGAGTAGTTGATTATAAAAATGCAACCGCACAATGGACAATGAACGGTGGCGGACTTGTAACGTGGAACGGTACTGCTATTTTATGGAATCAACGAGTTATTGTTATTCCTGTTGAAAATACAGAAATGGGGTCAGCTGGTTATTTTGACATTACTTGCCCTACTAGCGGTACAGTAGTTTATTATAACAGTGTTAACGTAACTACTACATTAACCTGTACTGCAGCTGGTATTCCATTGGGTGCATGGGAAGCGTTATATTACGAAGTAGCAGAAGGTATGGCCTCTACTACCGATCAAACTAGATTTAGAGTTGTTAATTATCAAAATACAGTGTGGCGCCCAAGCACCGGCTGGATTTTATTAGCCTCAGTAAACGGCGACGGCACCAACATTGGTCACTTAAAATGGTTACCTGGACAGGTTAACTTACCTACTACTGGAAGTACAGTAACTTATAATACAGGTACAGGTATATCTAGTTGGGCTGTAGGTGCTGGCACAGTAACAAGTGTCAGCGTAGCCAGCGCCAACGGTTTTGCTGGCACAGTGGCAACTTCAACCTCAACACCGGCAATCACAATCTCAACAAGCATTACTGGCTTGTTAAAGGGCAACGGTACAGCTATTAGTGCAGCTACAGCAGGCACTGACTACCAAACAGCGCAGAGTGTCACCGGCATTGTAAAATCGAGCGGAACAACTCGTTCAGCTGCCGTTGCTGGTACTGATTATCTAGCACCTCCAACAGGCACCGCATTATTAAAAGCTAATAGCGGCGGAGCATTGGCCAACGCTGTTGCCGGCACTGACTACCAAACAGCACAAAGCGTGACTGGCATTGTAAAATCAAGTGGAACAACTCGTTCAGCTGCCGTTGCTGGTACTGATTATCAAGCACCTATTGGAACTATCAGTGGTATTGCAAAAGGTAATGGTGCAAATGCACTAACTGCCGCTGTTGCAGGTACTGACTTCGTAGCGCCTAGTGGAACATTCTTTATTGGTACTACTAGCATTGCTCATAATAGAGCTAGTGCTACTTTATCAATGACAGGCGTCAACATTGATGGTAGTGCTGGCAGTGCCGGTGTTGCAAGTACTGTTACTACAACAGCATCAACTACCAATAGTGCGTTTAAAATCCCAATGTTGAACACTACTGGAGTTGCCACTGGCAATTTTGGCCTACTATTAGATTCAGCAGGCGCAAGTGATTTTACATTTAATCCAAGTACTAACACGTTGACAGTTGGAGTAGCAGAAGTTACATCTCCAACACCGGCTACAATAAATGCAATCCGCGCTAGAAGTAACATTGCTTGGCAAAGTCCAAGTGCTACTAGTACTATCACAAGCAAGATGTTAGATGCTGGTACACTGAGCTTTGAAGGCACAGTGGGACAGTTGTTCTCTATCACCAACTCAATGACTGGCACTATTTTTAGTGTTAATGACATTTCAGGTATTCCCAGCATTGAAGTATTAGACACTGGTGTTGTTAAGATTGCACAGTACGCAGGGTTTGTTGCCTACGGTGTAAGTGCTGCGTTAACGGCAACTGGTATCTCACAAGGTACCGCACTGGCTCTAACAAGACCTATTAACGATGTGACTACAGTAGCGGCATCAACAGGAGTTGTTTTTCCGGCAGCTACACCAGGCATGCGTATTGTTATCCGTAACGGCGGCTCAAATACATTAAACGTATACCCAGCAAGCGGCGCACAAATTAATGCACTTGGTACTAACGTAGCGTTCCCTCTCACTATAACAACTGTGTTAGAATTTATTGCGCTCTCTACAACACAATGGTACACACTAAACGTTACCTATGCGTAATGGAATACAATAATGGCAACCAATTATGGTACAAGTATTGTTACTTCTGGATTAGTATTTTATGCTGATGCAGGCAATGTAAAAAGTTATCCAGGGTCTGGTACAGTAGTAACAGACTTAACAGGCAATGGTTATACAGGAACGCTAGTTAACAGTCCAACACATACTGCAGGAGCTTCGGGCTATTGGACGTTTAATGGCACATCTAGTGTAATCAACTTCCCAGGAATAAATCTTGCCGCAACACCATTTACTGTATTTGGCATTGCTAGGTATAACGGTCTAGGAGCAAATGCTCGAGGTAGAATTATTACCGCCTACGTAAATAACTGGTTAATGGGTCATTGGGGTGCTAGTACAGAAAACTATTATTCTGAAGGATGGGTGTCTGCTACCAGTGCTGGCACTAATGACAATGCCTGGCGCATATATCATGCCACTGGTAATATTTCGCTTGATCAATATCAAATATATGTCAACGGCGTATCCACAGCTGGTCCTAATACTGGCGGTGCAGCAGGTCCTAATGGAATCAGTCTCGGTGCTATGGGTAACAGCGGAGCTTATACAGAATACTCTAACGGTGATTGTGCCTGCGTTGGAGCATATAATCGAGTATTAACGTCTGCAGAAATCTTACAAAATTTTAATGCATTACGCACGAGGTACGGATTATGAGTAATAGTTACGGAGCAGTAGTGCCAGCAAATCCGTGCTTTGTATGGGACGGTGCAAACATTAAATCATGGAATCGATCCGGAACAACACACTACGATTTAATTACTAACACAGCCGGAACATTCAGCGGCGCCGGAACATTAACGTATACAGGTGGTCATGTAGTATTTGCTCCTAACCCGGTTTCATCTACTAACACTGCGGTAGTTCAATTTGCACGACCGAACCTTAATCTTCCTACAGGAGCACAAGGGACATGGTCTTGGTGGTATTACTACACAACATCGTCGACAATAGATGCTCCTAATTTTGGTCATGAAGCAAGTAGTAACTGGGATGGCCTTAATGGGTTTGTTTTTGGAACAGGGTGGGGTAATGATGGTTTACGCATGGGTATAGGTGGCGTAGCTGTATATGTTCCGGGAAGCGGTGGCCCAAGTTATGTTTATAATACATGGCAACAAATAACAGTAACCTATATTCGAAGCGGTGCTTGGCTAGTTTATGTTGACGGTGCTCTGGCATTTACAACAACAGCAGGAGCCAACAATATAGGTGTAAATACAAATAATCTTGTGATTGGCGGAACTAATAGTCGCGGCGGAAATTGGCGAGGATCTATGGATATAATACAAATGTGGGATAGAGCGTTAACAGCAGCAGAAGTTCTACAAAACTATAACGCACTAAGGGGAAGGTTTACGGTATGAACAATATAAAATACGACCCATTACCAGTTGTTACAGAGATTGTAACCGTACATCCCAACGACAACGAATTATTAAAACAACTTAAACATGAGCCAGCCGATGACATGACTGTTATCGTATCAGCAGCCGAAACTGAACGCAGATTAAATTTCTGTATGAGTTGTGATAGATTTGGTTCAGATGAACATCGCCCTGGCGTTTGCCTAGAATGTAATTGTTCAATACCTATGATAACTACACTAAATTTTAAAACTTGCCCCATAGGGAAATGGAGTAATGGATGAGCCTAGGCCACAATAATGCTGCCGTAACATCGGGGCTAGTCTTTAACGTTGATCGTTCTAGTCTTAGATCGTACTACGGACAACCTACAACAAATCAATTTGCAACACCTGCACCTAATATTAACGGTAACTTAACTTTTCCTGTGCAAGGCGGCACTGGATTTCAGCGCATATATAGTGGTAGCTATGGTAACTACACTATACAACCTACAGATGTTGTTTATAGATATGCGTTAGGCCCAGCAGGTTGTCATTATCACGGTAATAGTGCGGCCATTGGCGCTGGCCAATACGTTAATTTTAGTTTTGACTATTACGTAAGCCCCGATGTTACCAGCTATGTAAGTAATTCATTGGCCAACATAGAAAACTATGGCGGCGGAGCCCTAAGCGGCGGCATAGCTGATGCTACACCAACAGTATTTGGACAATGGAAAACGGTAAACCAAACATTTGGTCCTACTGCCTCTTCAGGAACACAAGCTATGTTCTTGTATCCAGGCGGCTGTGGCCCACAATTAGCTAGCACCGGATTTATCTTATACAAAAATCCACAAGTAACATTTACCAGTACTAAATTACAATGGACAGGGTGGCAAGGCACACGCTCTGTAACTAATTCTTTAATTGACCTAACTGGCACTACTACTGTAGACTTAACTAACACTAGTTTTGATAGTTCGGGCAACTACTTATTCAACGGCACTAGCGGATATTTTAACATTGCCAACAATGCAGCCCTGCGCCCATTTAGTGAAATGACTATAGAAATGGTTGTCAAAGCAACAGCTACAACCGCCTCGTGGAAAGGTTTGTATGGTGTTAATCCCTATAATAATACTGGCCCTTTAATATTTTTAGAAAGTGACGGTGTTCTTATTCGAGCACTACACTATGTGAACGGAACAGAATATAGATGTAACACTACTATGCAAATTTCTACAACCGCCTATAAACATGTTATCTTTACTTTTAAGGCTGGTGACGCTATACGCAGTTATTTTGACGGTGCTGCCAACATAACCAGCGCACTGCCAGTGGGAACACTCACATATGATAGTACAGCATCGCCAATTTCTGTAGGATTAAATGCTTCAGGAACTTATTTTAATGGAGAGATGCCATTGTTAAGAGTATATAATCGTGCATTAACAGCAACCGAAGTACAACAAAATTTTGCATCGTGTGCAGGGAGATTTGGATTATGAGTGCAGACAGCGGACCATCTATTGCTAAAACTGGATTAGTGTTTTCGTTTGACATGATTAATACACAACAGTCATTCAAAGGAGCCCCTACGGTTAATCTAACTCCCGACTTAGGTATACAAGCAATTCAAGCGGCACCTACTGTTACATATGTTGGGGTTGAAGACGGTTGGAAAAAATATAGTTTAAACGGAACATGGACAGCTGGTACTTATCCTTACAGTATAGGAGTTGATGCACCTACATTTACTGGAGGTGTAACATATTCTACTGGTGTTTATATTAAAACTAATGTACCTGCTAAATTTGCTTCATTATTTTCTGGTATGAATTACGTGAACGTACCGATGAATAATGCAGGAACTAGTTTCAGTATTCTTCAGCCTGACGGAAGTTTTTATGTAGGACGAACGGGGTTTCAGTATACTAGCACTACAGCACAGGTCGGTTATTTACTATCACAACCTGTTGTTAGCCAAGTGTTTAGCAGTGCTACAGATTTTGTCTATATAAAGAGCGGCCAGATAGAAGCAAATGCATTTCCAACACCGTTTGTTGCGGGTACTAGATCTACTACATCTACAGTTTTAGATCAAATTGGAAATAATACAATAACGGCAACTAGTTTAACCTATGCTAGTGACAATACCGTTAGTTACAACGGTAGTAGCAATTTTATGACAGCTACAGGTTCTGGACTTACTAGCGGAATGACAGCATATACTATTATGTTCTGGGCTCGACGAGATGCAGAAAACAGAATGCCAGTATCCTCGGCAACTGGCACAAGTTTTTATTGGTACGGAGACAACAGCTGGTTTTATACACACGGCGGAGTTACTGGAGAATATTATTATGCTAAACCGACAAGTATACCTATTAACACTTGGGGACATTATTGTGTAGTGTATAATGGGTCAAATGTCTCAATATATAGGCAAGGAGTATTCCAGGGATCTCAAGCCACTACAGGAACTGCCAACTGGTCGATGGGTATGCAAATAGGATACTGGCAAGGCGGCACTGGATACCAGTGGAGTGGAAAGATTGACACTGTTACTATGTACAATCGAGCATTAACAGCTACTGAAGTTCAACAAAATTTTAATGCATTACGAATTCGATACGGTATTTAAATCAATTCAATAATATCAAATACAGTTTGTAATTTTGTACGAACAATCTTGCTGCTAAAACTGTTACGCAGTCCTTGATGTAAGGGCTTTGGTGCATAGTCCAGCGTAGTCCACGCCCAACCGCAGTGTTCGTCACTTAGCAACGGTACAAATTCATCCTCAATCACACACAGATAGGTGTGAAAATTAAAAACCGTATCGTTACTAACAAATGTTTCAATAGGGATTGTTTTAAGTATAGTGGGTATACAGCCTATTTCTTCTTGAATTTCTCTCTGAAGACCTTGCCATGGAGTTTCTTGATCTTCGGCTGTGCCTCCAACTAGACTCCACGTGCCTTGATGTTTGCCCGTAGATTTTTGTAATAATAGAAATCGTTTAGTAGTCTTAGCATAGAACAGCGCACCACTACAGACTATACGGTCTTTAAAGTTCAAGACGCCACTCCCCTCTCCTATACAATCCCTCAAAACTTTTACTCCAATTTACGCCATTCCACTTGTACTGTGTACCTGTAAATATATTAGTTAGATACAGTAGATTGTCTGCGTTTTCACCAGCATCAAAGATCACACGCCACGCTGTGCCGTTCCATTCGATAATATCATTTGATTCAGCAATGAAGTCACTAGAGTCAGTATTTTTCCAAGCATCGGGTCCGTCTTCGTTCATGTATAGTTCATATGCAATTTCACTACCTGCAGGCACTGCTGTGTCTAGAGTGATGTAGTAATTACCAGTATCTAAATTATTGGGTATACGTACATTACCCGAACCAACTTCTACGCCGTCTACAAAAATTTTGTGATCATTTACTTTTCTATGTAGTACATTAGTATTGATCCTATGTACACTTGACTCGGCAATGAACGTATCTCGAATTCCGCCGCCGATATCATCTAATATTAGATATCGGGTACCTTCAACTACATTACTCGGACCTGTCTTTTGAGGATCAATAATAGCATCAAATGTGCCCGAACTGACTCTATGAGCAGTTGTAATGGCAGTATTGGTCGGATATGTATCACCATCCCAGTTGACTATCATAATAGTATCATCTAATGGATTTATGGTCACATAGCCCACTACAAACGTGCCATCTAACTGTCGTAAATAAAGCCTACTAAGACCAGCTCGATACACTCCGGGATTTTGATTTATCAACATAGACCATGCAAGATAACTGCCTTCGTTACTAATAAGTCTAACAAATCCCTCTGACACTTCGAGATCGTAATTGCCAATAGTAATTTGTTGAGAAAATAATGGATTACTAGGAACCTGGCCACCGCTCAATGGGTCAACTCCGAGACCTTCAATGTAATCAGGAGTTGGCTCGCCTATACTGCCTAATATACTGGCAACAATATTAGTAGTAACACCTAATCGTTTGACCTTAGCAGGAGGACTGATCCAGATCGGAGTGACTAAACTCAAACTGGCAACATCGATATCAGTAGCGGTTCCTGTAGGTATTGACCTACTGCTAAATGTCACATCACTGAGATCTATTACACTCAAACTGGTCCAATCAACAAAGTTATCAGTGGTTTGTATTTCTAAACTTGGATTAAACAACATTAAAATTTGTTCAAGTATTTGTAGCTTTTGGTCAGTATTACTTGACCAAATGTCTACCTTTAGACTTAATTTAAACGGAGTTGGCATTAGCCTTTCAACTGTGTAATTATCACCTTGAGCACTACCATAAGTTTCATTGCCTAGATCGTCAGTATATACTGAACGTTCTCGTACGTGTACTTTGCCTACATAACTAGCATCTCCGAGCCTACTAGTATCTAAATCTAGATCAGTTATATACACCGCAATTCGCGGCGCTGACAGTACAGTATTTTCACTGTTTTGTTTAATAATAGTAGCAACTTGTCTGTCCTGGTCGCCGTACATTACTGGAACTCTAACCAGAGTGCCGTCACCATACTTGACTACAAAATTACTGAATAGTCTTATTGTCTGTACCAAATATCTTCTAATTTGGCCGTCATAAAAGTGTTGTGCCATTATAAATCTGCCTTGGGTCTAAGTGCTTTGCTAAGTGACTGTCGTTGATCAGTTGAGCTTGAATATAATTTCCATGCTACTTGTTTTCCTGATACAATTTCAACACTGAATGTTAACAATGCTTTACCACCTGTACCAGCTGTTACTGTGATCTGCGGGATTGTAGAATCATTAATTACCGCACTGGCAAACATACCAGCAGCGTAAGTCACCGTAGTTAATAATTGAGTAATATTAGCTGGTGTTGTATAAACATCACTAGCGAGTAAATTAACTCCAGTTCTATTACTGTTGTTAACGAATGTTCCTTTTTGTGTTTGTCTAGAGACATTAGTTTCACTGTAAGGTTTTGTAGGATCGTCGTTGGTCATAGTCATACGTACCGCATCTTCACGTTTAACCCATCTAATCCCGTCAAATCTAAACAGTCTATTTGGAAGAAAGTCTGTACGAAGATAATAATCACCCTCGTTAGGCGAATTAGGAAATGTGATGCCACTACCAAAGTCTGCACCATTATCTGGAATTCCGTCACCTAACAGGTAACCTGAATAGCCAGTACGTTGTGGTCGTTTAGCTGTTCTACTAACATCAAATCCGGTGTCACTGGCATCCGGAGGGGCTGTTGTATCATCTACTGTTTCTAGCAGCGCATTGCCCTTATCATCAACCGCTAGGGTATAAAAATGCTGTGTTTCGTATCCGCTTTGGGGTGCATCAGCTTCTGCTTCTGCTAGAATAGCATCATTAATTTGTAGTTCTCTAGCATGAGTACTTAGGATATCGCGTAAGGTATTATCTGTTTCTTCACCAGTAACTGGATCAACTACCTTTTGATCAAATATATCTTTATACTGTTGACCAGCAACTATCTTGGTCAGTTTTAATCTATACAGGTGCGGATACCAAGTGGGACTAAATCCCTCTGCCGCACGGCCCACGTCACTGATAACAAAGTATCTAGGTAAACTTACATCAAAATCATTCAGTGCAAATTCATCTTTGATGTGTGGCAGTTCTATAACATCTCCGCTAATGGGCTTTCGACCAATGGTACGTATAAAATCATTAATATGCATGGTCATATAGAGCGTATCGTTATCTATAAAGAGTCCAAATTGACTTAGGTTAAAATCTAAGTCCTGCACGTTGTAAATACCTCTAAGCCTATATATGCTAGGGTCGTATTTTCTATCGCGATTTTCTAAGAACACAAGATCTTGTATCTGTGTAATATCTTTAACAGTTGTGCCGTCGTCTGTACCTATATATTTGTGCAGATAAACGTCGGTTCCGCCAACCTGAAACATTTCGCTAGATTGGCGATCTATAAACTTGTAGTCATTGCCCTTTTCGGGCCGATAAAGTGATAATCTTGGCATAGTATAATATTTAGCGTATAAATATAATGGGAGAACCAAATGTCAGAAATAAATCCACAAGCTGAAAAACAAAAAGTTTACGATTATGTCCGCACCATGCTAGGTGACGGTATGATTGATATTGAGTTAGATGCAGCGCACTACGAAGCAGCTTTGGAACGAACTATCAATCGATTCAGACAACGTAGCCCTAATGCTGTAGAAGAAAGCTACATGTTTTTAGAGTTAATAAAAGACACAAACGACTATAGATTACCAGATGAAGTCATCTTTGTACAAAGCGTATATAGACGTACATTAGGGTCGAGAACTGGCGGCGGCACTGGTACTAATTTTGAGCCATTTAACCTAGCTTATACTAATACATATTTGTTAAACAGTACAATGTTAGGTGGTATAGCCACTTACGATATGTTTGCACAATATCAAGAAATGGTAGGTAGAATGTTTGGAGCTTTCATTGAGTTTCAATGGATACAACAGAGCCATGTATTGCGTATTTTACAAAGACCGTTTGCAGAAGGCGAAACTATCATGTTGCGATGCCATAACTATAGACCAGACTATAACTTGATCAACGACCTGTATGCTAAACAATGGATTAGAGACTACACTCTAGCAATATGTAAAGGCATGCTAGGCGAAGCACGATCAAAGTTTGCCACTATTGCAGGACCACAGGGCGGAACACAGTTAAACGGCGGTGATTTAAAAGCTGCTAGTAAAGAAGAAATTGAGAAGCTAGACAAAGAATTAGAAACACTAATTGCTGGCGGAACACCTATGACATTTGTGATTGGATAATTATGAAAGTTAATGAAATTATTTCAGAATCTGCTGCATGGCGCAGAAAAGAAGGTAAAAGCAAGAAGGGCGGTCTAAATGCCAAGGGTGTTGCCAGTTACCGTCGTGAAAATCCAGGTAGCAAACTACAAACAGCAGTTACTACTAAACCTAGCAAATTAAAAGCAGGAAGTAAAGATGCTAAACGCCGTAAATCATTCTGTGCCAGAATGGGTGGAGTAGATGGACCGATGAAGAAAGACAACGGCGAACCAACACGTAAAGCTCTAGCACTAAGAAAATGGAATTGCGAATGAAAGTTACAGAAATTATTTCAGAAGCAAAACGAGCTAAAATAACCAAGCGACAAAGTCAATCAAGTCGAGGTATTAGCATATACGGAGATGCTGAACGTGCTAATAGTGACTATGTAGCGTTTAAACTAGGTCAAGCTATGGCCTGTACAGATGGCAAAACAGTACCTGAGATCGATGCTAAAAGTTGGCACGGTAAAAAGAAAACTATTCATCCCTATACAGACGTTGAAAACGAAATGTTTAAAAAAGCAGCCAAAGCCGTCGGCGCAGACTACACAGATTTAAACCACGGTGACATGCGCAGCTTAGAATTAGACAGCGTTCAAAAAACTAGTCCCATCGCCAAGCCGAAACGCAACAAATATGGCATATAAATTCTTGACCTTGTAATAAAACTGTTATATAATAGTGTATCGTTAGGAGACACTATGATTATTGGTTTCGTTGGGTTTATTGGTTCTGGCAAAGACACTGCCGCAGATTATTTGGTTAATTTTCACGGATTTCGCAGAGATTCGTTTGCCAACACACTTAAAGATGCTGCAGCCGCAGTATTTGGTTGGGATAGAACACTGCTAGAAGGGCGTACAACACAAGCTCGAGAGTGGCGCGAACAAGTTGACCCTTGGTGGGCAGAACGTTTAGACATGCCCAATCTTACACCACGGTTAATCCTACAGCTATGGGGCACTGAAGTATGCCGTCAGGGTTTTCATGATGATATTTGGATTGCTAGTTTAGAGAATAAGATTCGTAAAACTACTGATAATATTGTTATAAGCGATGTTCGTTTTCCTAACGAAATTAAAGCTATCCATAACGCAGGCGGCAAAGTAGTACGTGTAGTTCGCGGTGCTGATCCTGAATGGTATCAAGATGCTTGGAACATAAATCAAGGCCCCGGAAACATGAGTTGGTCTATTAGTAAATCACGAATGGAACAGCGTAAAATTCACGCTAGCGAAACTGCGTGGATTGGTAAAGGCATTGATTTAGAAATTGATAACAACGGAACAATTGACGATTTGTTTAGTCAAATTAAAAATCTGGTTGAAGTCCACCCTGAACCCATTTAACGCCTTCCTTATTCAATGTGCGTTGACAGTTGGCGCATACTGTTTTTAAATTTGTGGGTCTACTATTATTTAAATTTCCGTCAACGTGATATACGTTGAACTGTTCTTTAAATTTGCTTTTAAACGAACACTTGTCACAGACATTCTTTAATCTGTAACCGTCCTTATACCATTTAGGGATCACGCTCCCGCCTTTTAAGCAAGCTTCACACTTACGTCTATAGTAAGTTCGGCCGTTTTTAACATAGTTAACGGCTGCAGGATTATATCCGCATATACATAGTGGTCTCATAGTGTATTTATGCACACCTTTTCTTCCCCTTTTTAGAGGCTATTAGACAGACTATTTTATCCAAATGCGCTAAATACATTTAGAACAAGTAAACCCTTAGGAGAAGCTAATATGGCATTAAGTTCACCAGGCGTAGAAGTCAAAGTTATTGACGAATCATTTTACACTCCAGCAGAACCTGGCACCGTTCCATTGATCGTTGTCGCGACTGCCGAGAACAAATCAAATGGAGCAGGCGATGGTACTGCCCCAGGTACATTGAAGGCCAACGCCGGCCAAGTATATCTATTAACAAGTCAGAAAGATCTTGCCGATACATTCGGCGATCCGCTATTTAAAACAGACGCAAACAATAATCCAATTCATGCTGGTGAACAGAATGAATACGGTCTACAGGCTGCGTACAGTTTATTAGGCGTTAGCAATCGTGCATTTGTTGTACGTGCTGATCTCGACGTAACACAATTAAATGCATCTGCAGATGCTCCGGCAGCTGATCCTAACAACGGAACATACTGGCTAGACACAGCAAGTACTAATTGGGGTATTTTTGAATGGAACGGCGCAGCTGCATCAACAACTGGCGGCCAAACATTTACTAATAAAATTCCATTAGTTATTACTGACCCGACTCAAATTGACGGTGGTGGTCCTGCAGCATCGGTTGGTAAAACTGGAAGCTATGCTGTTGTTACTACTCGTGATATCAATGCAGGTGACGAAGACTTAAACCTTCATCACCCAATGACTGTGTGGTACAGATCTACAGGCGGTTGGGTACAAGTAGGCGGTGCAGATTGGCTCGCTAGCTTTGGCGCTGAAGCACCAAAGCTGGCAATTCAACCACACACTAATGTTCCTCAGTGGAAAACCGCAGCACTTGATGCTGTTACTGGGTCTGTATGGATTAAAACAACTGAACCTAATCTAGGTGCTCGTTGGAGAGTTAAGCGTTGGAACAGCACAACTGGATCATTTGAAGAAGTTAATGCGCCTTTGTATACAAACTCTACAGAAGCATTATTTAAATTAGACAAAACAGGCGGCGGTGCAAACTTAGCTGTTGGACAGTTATATGTTCAATACAATACTGAAGAAATTGGTCCAGTACCAGTAGCTGATTTTAAAATTTATCGTAGACAGTCAGCTTCGCCTACAACAATTAAATCTGCTAAAATTGATGCTACATCGTTTACTACTGGTGCAAAGACATTTACCATTACAGAAACAACTAAAAATTCAGCTGCACTAAGCAGTCCAACTACTATTAGCTTTACAGTTGTTACAGCAGAAGCTGCAAACGCATCGTTAGTAGCCGGCGACATCAACGCATCGATGCCTGCTAACTCAAACGTAGTTGCATCAGTTGATTCGCAAAACAGAGTGGTAATTACTCATGAATTAGGTGGTGATATCCATTTAACAGACGGAACTGGTGGTCCTCTTGCATCACTAGGATTTATTCCGTTTGATCCAGCTGCTGATCCCGGTGATGTTGGCAGTGAAGGCAACTACACAACTAACTTGTATGAAGATCTCGACGGCGATCACGATTATGTTGCTAGCCTATGGAAGCAACTAACTTATGTTGCATCTAACATATCACCTACTAGCTTAACAGCAGATGGTACATTGTGGTACAGCTCAGTTATTGACGAAGTTGATATTATGATCCACAACGGTACTAACTGGGTAGGTTATCAAAACTTTCCGTGGTCGGGTACAGCACCGTGGGCTATGGGTCCAATTGTTGCTGCAACTAAGCCTGAATTAAATCCAGAAGGCGGCGCCCTACAAACTGGCGACCTATGGATTGACACTAGCGACTTAGAAAACTTCCCAACAATTTACAAGTATAACAAAGATTTACTAAGATGGTTCCTAGTTGATACATCTGATCAATCAACAGAAGATGGTTGCTTGTTTGCAGATGCACGTTGGACAGATGCAGGTGTTGGTGCTTCGTTTACTGAATCTACTATTGAAGAATTATTATCAAGTAATTTCTTAGACTTTGACGCACCAGATCCAGCATTGTACCCAAGAGGTATGTTACTATGGAACTTACGCCGTTCTGGATTTAATGTTAAGCAATTCAAACTTAACTATATCGATCTAGAAGGTGATAATGAGCGTAACAACGACGAATCAATGACTAACTACTATCCACATCGTTGGGTTACTATTAGCAGCAACCAAGATGACGGATCTGGTACATTTGGTCGCAAGGCACAGCGTAAAGTTGTTGTACAAGCTCTACAAGCACTAGTTAACAGCAATCAACAAATTCGTGACGAAGAAGCTCGCGTGTTTAACTTGATTGCTTGCCCAGGATACCCTGAACTAGTAGGCGAATTGATTAGCTT